TACTCTAAATGCTTCACTAAACCCTTTACTTAAATCTTCTCTCCATGATTCTTTATTTAACGAACCGTATTTTTTTAAACATCCAGCTATTTTTGCCAACCCTAATTAAATGAGGAGGGTCAAATAGCACCTGATAAAAGGTATTATCTGGTAATGGAAGGTTTTTAAAATCAGAAATAATATCTGGTGTTATATTTAAAATTCTCCCGTCACATAAAATATGTTCTTCGGCTCTAATATCATTAAATAAAACGCGGTCGTCTTGTTTATCAAAATAAAACATGCGAGAGCCACAACACATATCAAGTATTGGCTTCATTGTATCCTCTGAATTTTAGGTATAAAAAACCCTGCTAGTGCAGGGAATTATTTATTTAATATATTATTTGATTTTCTTTTTGCCCTTTTTGATACTTTTCCATTGTAATGAAATAACAAAATGAAAATTATAAAAGAAACTATAGATATGTACTCATTGAAATACGCTATAAGAAAAATCATTCCGAAAAAAGGAGATAGAAATGATATTAATTTAATAATAGCAAAAAATCTGTATTGAAATATTATTAGAATTTCAGTCTTATCGATCTCATCGCTAGCCGATATAAATAACTGGAATAGTGAAAATGAGTTTACTGAAAGAGAAATTGCAAAAAAAAACATAGATATAATTATTTCTACATGTGATGCCAAACTAACAGCAGCTGTATTAACACTAAGTAATCCTATAAAAAAAGTAGCAGAAATTAGCGAGAGAGATGCTGATGATATAAAGTAAAAATTATACTTATTCCTTCTATGTAATTCATCTGATAGCATATGTATGTCATACTTACCATATGATGTGTGTGAGAATAGTTTACGATAAGCTCTTTTTTGTCTTTTTTTCATAATCCAATTGATATTTTTATTTGCCGTGTTCAAGACTTTACTTCTTTATGTATTTAAACTCAATCACCCATACCCACGGGTTAGATGACCAACTTCCATCTCCATATATTTCTTCCTATAAAGTAGGAAATTGATCGCTAGGTGTAATAGCCTTATCGGGAACTCCACCTCCACGCCCATACCAATAACCTTCAGATTTAGCATCATCGTTACTGATATCATTCAGTCGCTCAACACGAATGTTGGTGATTTCTAACGTAATGCGCGAATATTTACGAGGCATGTGTATAGATGGCGTCCACTTAATTTCTTCATACCATCCTTCTTCTAAATCAGATGGTTTATGTGTAGCTTTATATGCAATTGTTGATTCAGTGCATACTCCAGCTTTAAATGCCTCACGAACATAAAGGCGATCACCAATTTTACCTAGGGGGCACAAATTATGTTTTGTAGCATCCAATATATGTGTAGTTGTGCCACTTCTTGTTTTGGTCGGTTTCTTTAGCCATATTCCATTATCAGGTATTACATTTTTAACGATGCGACGAGTTTGAGTTTTACGCCCATCTAAAATAGCGCGCACCATTTCTGCATTAAAAATAATTCCATGCTCTTTCATATTCACTCCTCTTCATTGCATCCCTGCGAGTTAAATTAAGCTGTCCGTAGCTTTTCAATTTCTGGATATAACTCACGAGTTATTTTTAACGCCCGCTCGGTGCTTACTGCGCCTTCCATTTGTTTATTAAACCAAGCGTTAATATCTCCAGTATTGCTTTTCATCTCTTCGTAAAACTCTGAGTCAATCCACTGGAATATGCTTTGCGCCCACAAGTGAGCCTCTTTGGAATTATTTTCTGAAAGGTAATGCTCAATCACTAAAAGTAATAAATTTAGTCTGTGTAACTCCCACTCATATACGTGACCTCTAGCTACTTCTTGTTGAAGTGCGTTAATCTCTTCTTTGAGTTTATCTGTCATATCTATCTCCTGTTTGCATCCTTGCACTGAGTCCTAATTCCAATTAGAGATTTCTTCTTCGATTAAGTCATCTATTTCGTCGTTAGTAGCTTCTTCGTTGAGAAACAAACGTGCTTCGGTAATGTACTTCTCTCGGTTCTCGTCAAAGAACTTTGAAAATTCAGGTGACCATCCATGGCGTTTACCATCAAAATCAACGTGAGCATTACCCTCTGCCATGTTTAGAATCATCATGTCAGCAGTAATAACGCCACATTCACGACAAAATCCTTTCAAGTCGCGTTTTCTGAAATAAGGTGAAACCTTAGAATCACAAACACTCTTGAATCGTTGCTTCCATCTCTGAATGCAACGACCGTGTAAACTTTTCATGGTTATATCCTTTGGTTAAACGGGTAGGGTAGTTAGGCTCTTTGGCTAACTTCTTCGAACTCGCCTTCAAATACTGAGGCGTTTTCCTGATCGACATTAGCCTCTGCTTTTTCATCAAGAATTACCGCCTTCTGCATTTCGATAGAAACAGGCAGGTATTTAAAAAGACGACGGATAACGGTTTTCTTCGCCATTTCTTCCCAGTGAGAAACCCAAGGCCCATTTTGACCAGCCTTGCTTGATGCTCTGACTTTCTCAATTTGGTTATGCGTCATAACTTCAAACTGGACACCGCCATCTTTCAGCCTTGCGACAGCGTAAACGTGTGTAATTGGTGAGTCCTCATTTTCACCCGGCACGTGCGTTAAGTTTTCATTCAGTCCATACTCAAAGTGGAAACTATCGCCTTGCCTTACCGTTCTGGCTGAAATGCTGATTATTTGATTTGAGCGACGGGCTAGATCAATCATTCCTCGATAACCAATAATTAACTGCACATTTGATTGTCCTGACTTGGATTTTCCATTTCCAAACGGGAGCAGGTATGCATGACCAAGTGCGTTACCCGGCTCCAATCCCAATTGTGAACACTGCACAACAGCTCCGATAAAACTTTGCATATCACAGTTGGCTAATTCTGGTGTTTTTCTGATTTCCGTTGACACTATTCGGATCATTCTATCCGGCGTCATATGACGAGGAAGTGCGGCTGCTAGCTGAGCTTTCATACTTGGTTTATTGATACACTCAACCAACAACTGATCTTTGGTTTTTTCTTTTACCTTTGTACCTTGTGTTTTTTGCAAGTCAGCTTGAGCTAATGGTGGGTTACTCATCCCTTAATTCCTTAGCCCAGTAGGGCAGTGATAATGTGCGTATGCCTGCCCATTCGTCCGTTTTTAGGCATTCTGCATACGTTCTTAAATTTTGTTTGTAGGTTGTCCGACCAATATCTTTTGCTTGTTGGTCTAAATTGAAAACTCTAACGGGGTATCTACCGCAGTCGATAGTCGTGCTTACAACAAGAAAGACAAAGACAGGAGCTTCGCCTGTTAATGATTTATATCCATCTGAATAAAAAGAGTCCTGTACGTGGTAACGATATTCGTACATGGAGCGATCGAATCGCTGAATATCGGCAGAGCTTTTTACATCAATAATCCAGTGGTGCTCTTGAATGAGTTTATCTGGCCTGCAACGACAAAGAATATCCGTATCTTCATCATTCCAATAAATGCTACTTTCAGCTACTCCGTTAGCTTCTAAGCACCATCTTGCGATAGGGTGCGCCATTGCACTATCTCTCATGAGCATTAACTTCCTGTTATCGTCATGAGTAATAGGTGTGATACCTTCCTTTTCACACATTTCGAGAAATTCCTTTTCCTCTTGCTTCCCTGCGTTTGTTCTACGATTTACATCAGGGCCTATCTTGTATCGCTTACTGTATTCATCTGGTTCTAACAAAAGACAATGGATAGCAGTCCCGAAATCCAATGCCTTTATTTTTTCTTCATCAACAGGAGCTTCCTTGCTCCAAATATATTCGGCTGGCATTTCGCTTATTAAATCCAACTGAGATTTACTGATCCCTAATCCATGGTGATAGTCCTCATTTGAAATGTCGTAATAGATACCGGGCTTCATCCTAAAACCTCTTTATCTATCCCGATCTGAATAGCTGTTCTAATTCCGGCTAAAACCGCATCCAGTGCTTGGGGACTAATTTCAAATACAGGATTTAACTTCCTTGCTAAATCCATACATAACAGTTCTTCGGGCAGGCTATCCATAACCTCATCAACTGATATTTTATCTTCCTGAGAATTAACAAACGCTTCTCGTTCCATTTGGCGTTCGTACCAGTCGTTTCTGAGTCCGTATGTATTCGTTAACATAGAGCCTCCTTAGGTAAACGCGCGCTCCTTGCGTGTGTTAATTTCATGCTGAATGAGGTTTGTGCGCTCCATAGACACTTTCATTTTCCATTGAAAAACTAAGTCGTCGATTTGCTCATTTGTCATTTCAGACTCTCGCAATAGTGCGAATATCTGATGTTTTATGTGTTTCTGCTTTGCGTTCATGCTGTACTCCGTATGCTGTTTTTAATGTTTCGTTTGCTTCGCTCCATCCGTCCTCGTCCGTGAGAAATAAAGCAATTCCAGCTTTACTTTGGGCTACACGTAATTTGTATTTATCAATATTCATGCTTACCTCTGGATGTGCGAAATCTGCGCTAATCTTGCGATAGCGATTGTTATTTGGTTTCTCTGGTGTTGGTGCGGTAGGTTAATTACCTGATGCGCTCAGGCTAGCAAGCCAGCTTACATAAATCCTCCGGTTCAAACGGTGCTTTTTGTTAGGCGAGACCGATTTATCGCCTTTGGTTTATTGGTCTAAAAAAGTTATCTCACCACAGCCCACAGAATGGACTGTAATTAGTTAACTGCGCCTGCTTTTAACCACGTCAGGCGAGGTGGTTCCTCACTTTCCACAGTCAAGGAAAATTGATATATTGGTTATTCCACAGTCAATATAAGGAATGATTTAAATGGCTATGTTTATAGTGAGAGTAGAATTACCTGATGCTAATTATTCAGACTATCAGGCTCTATATGATTTAATGGAAAGCTACGGATTTTCAAAGCAAATAACTGGTGATAATGGTGTAGTATACGATCTCCCTGATGCTGAATATTACTGCAATGGAGATTATGATATTGAAGCCGTAAGTAGCACAGCCTTCCAAGTAGCCCAATCAGTTAGAGCTAATGCTAAAGTTCTTGTAACTGAAGCTGAAAGAATTAGATGGACGGGGCTTGTTTACTACTAAAGTCACAACCAATAGAACCACTACCACACATTTCAGGTTTTGGTTTTTCGCTCTCCAAGGTCACAAATGCCTTTCTAACTCTATGACCTAATTCCAAAATATCATCACGAGTTAATTTAAAATTGCGTCGATAACTATCAACTAGCAAGGTTGATAGAACCGAACGAGCCGATTCTTGAGACGCTTCTGTTAAATCTTCAAATTTCATCTTACTTCTCCTATTTATCTCGCCGTCACCCCGAACTCACTGCTCGGCTGTTTTGTTTTAACTCCTGAAAATACTGCTACATTAGGTAAGCAACAGTTATCTACCGATGGTTTGAATTTAGGTTCAATATTTCTAGTAACTGGTATGTGACTTAATGACAGTGTTTTTTCTACTGATGTAAGTCTTTTCTCTTGAGGGAATACTGATTCTAATTTCAATTCAATATTCTTTTTTGCAATAGCTTCTGCTTTCCGTCTGGCGTGACGTCTATTTGCAGATGCTCCGCGTAAAAACTCAGGCTTGCGTGATTTTTTAACTGTAATAGTTGCCATATATCCTCCAAACAGTTGGCTTTAGTGAGCGCAGGGATCGAAACCATGTTATTTCTGTTTATACATGGGATAGTTTCCATGTCGGGGCAAATCTCTCTATGGTGGGAGTGAATACCCTGCACTCATTAAAACCTTCTGAGAAGGTTGACGCTTTATCAGCGTCACCGTTCTGATGACTAATACACAGCTAGTCATCATCGTTGTTAAAGAACATCAACGTGCTGTGTTCCGTTGATGTGATTAAATGTATACGATAAGTAGACGCATGTAAATACTAAATGTAGACATTTTTACAATAAATGAGTCAACTATCTGTATTTTCAGATAATTTATTTTCAAATAAATCTCAGATTGGAACTCAGATCACTTCTTTGGAGGGGAGGGGGTACAAAAAAGCCCTCGCGGAGAGGGCTGGGGTTATTTATTTCTTAGTTCTGACAGGAAAAGACCAACACTTATAGCCATAGGCGTGAGCATCTAACACTTTTCTCTCGGAATCAGGTGTTCCTGCCTTTGCTCTTGTCTTTCTATATCTGCATTTACACCAACGGTATCCTGCAGGTAATTCAGGGGTACTAATAGTTTTTAATTCCATTTTTACATCTCACCTCAGGCGGACGCTTCCCTGAGGACTTGATTTAATGTCGGAGATCCACTATTGTACTTGTGTGTTAAGTAAGTACGGTCGTGGGGTCCTGACATCTCCGATCTGAGCGTTATCCCCGGCAAGGGATTATGCTCAAATTTTTATTGAGGCCGAACGTAAACCTTCAGAATTGAGGAGATGCGTTCGGCTTCTTCGCTTGTAAGGTCTGTCGGAATACCGCTTATAGTAACTGTTGTTCCAGATTCAGGGCGAATAACTACGGGTAGAGAATAAGATGAAGGTTGGTCATTCTTAGGCTCTACTTCAGGCGCTTCTTTAGCCAATTCTTTTTCCTCTTCTTGGCGATTTGAAATAGGATTGTAGGGAATATCCTCATTAGCCTGAAAAGCTTTGAATTTATTAATTGCGCTCTCCATACGGCTTTTATAAGCTTTAATGCTGGTATCGTTAGGTTTCGGCTCTGTTATTTCGATGTAGCGCTCTGCTAGAACATTTAAATCAAGCTTAGTTACATCCCCCATCTCTTCTTCTTTAACTACCGTTAGGAGGCGAGCAGATGAGTTTTTCAAGTTACGAGCAGTAGCCTCCTTCATTATGTTCAGCGACATAAGCGATTCAAGGAAATCCTTAAATGCTTGAACGCTTAATTCTTGGTTATTCATGCTAATCTCTCTAAGTTATTGATGCAGATCGAATTCTAACCAGACTAGTGAAGATTTGCAAGACTTAATCTTAATGAATCTTTGATTTAGGTAATCTGAAAACTATTGCTGTACATGAACCCAGTAAAAATAGATTGGATGTCAATTGTATTAATTAAAAAAAGGCCGCATTTCTGCGACCTTAAGCTATTTAGATGTATTTTGTTGTGCGATATACCCACACCCTAAAACGTGTCGTCATCCAAAGAAGCAGCCTCGCACATCATCTTCAACGAGCCTAATGGCGTCAGAGAAACTACCTAGCATTATTTCATCGTAGTTGTGCCAGTTACTATTTTTATCCATCCAAAGCAGAGACCATGAATTCGAATATCTATTATGTGTGATTTTTGCTATAGGTTCTTCTACTCTGCCATCACTCCATATTAGTTGCCTAATTTCAAAGATAATTACTGAGTCGTCCTCGATGCGATACTGTAAATCTAATTCATCCCTTAGGTGTTCTGCTGGGCGACGCTTTTCCATGAAAAATTCCATACACCGTCTAATATTTGCTATCTCAATATTGCTAAACGCCATATTTCCTCCTAAAACGTGTCGTCAGGCCATTGTGATTTGATTACCTTACCTATGATTGTGCAATTCCCGTTAATAGGGATCAGATCGAAGCGAGGGTTTAATGGCTCTAGATACTCAATTCCACCATCTCTAATCAATCGTTTGAATGTGAATTCATCATTCAGTAAACGCGCGACGCAAAAATCTCCGAACTCAACTTCTTCCTCTGGATCAACCAAGATAAGCATTCCTTCAGGAAAACTTGGCTTTCCTCCTGGTGGCGCTGTCATTGATTGGCCTTCAACCTCTAACCAAAAAGCGCGCTCACTGGCTTTCTTAGCTGTAGGTATCCACGACACAGCATCTTTCTGAGTATATGAGTTAAATTCTGTTGAGAAAGCGCCAGCCTGTACCTTCGTGAATAGAGGGTATTGGTAAATTGGTGGTTGATGATTAATATCTTCTTTTTCGATGCTAATCGAACCATCTGAATTAATAACTGCATTATTCACGCCAACAAACGCCAGTATTCCCGCTATATCATGCAGAGATGGCTCTCTTTTGCCGGTCATCCAATGACCAACGGCACCTTTCGAAACCGAAAAGCGCTCAGCTAAATCATCATAAGTAATGCCTTTTTCCTTCATTAAGGATTTGGCTAGTTCGTACCATTTCATTTTCATACCAGCATTATACGTTATGTATACAAACATGTTGACACACAAAATGTATACTTTTATGTTGAGTTATAGGATACTTTATGTATACTAGCATCATTGTAATAAGGAGGTTCTGATGAACAACATAAGTCGCTATAGAAAAAAATTGGGAATCACCCAAAACGACTTAGCAAAAGAGCTTGGATGTACAAAAGGAAATGTCAGTCATTATGAAAACGGTAGACGTAAGGCTGACTTAGATGTTTGTAGAAAGCTCGTTGATTTCTTTAATAAAAAAGGTGTGAAAGTCACAATTGATGACTTGTTTCCACCTAAAGTTGCTTGATTTCACCACGTTCTTTAACAATCGCAGGGTTCTTGACTGCTACGGAGTCGCTGATAAAGCGACAACTCTTCCCCCAATATCAACTCATACGGAATGAGTCACGGATCATTATTGTCCCTTAGTTAACTCATAAGGACTTTAAACAATGGAATGCGCAAATACACGCAAACAATTCAATCAATTTATCTCTAACCACCTAATAGCTTCAGCATTACAAGCATTGAGAAATAAAACTCAGTCTGCCGTGGCTAGAACGTTAGGTGTTCATGATTCAACTATCCTACGTCGAACTGAAAAATATCCTGAAATATGCGAAACG